ATAGAAATTTTTAAATTTATCAAAATCTAAAAAACCATATATATCAAATAATTCTTTTCTTAATTTAGTTCCTAAATTATCTATTAAACAAATACTCTCATGACCATGATGAAACTGATAAGGAAATCTTTTTGATATTTTAAGGATATCAAATATATTCCATTCTTTTAAATTTATTTGATGATTGCTTAAAAACTCATGAAATCTTTGAAATGAAGCTTGATGAACATTTCTCATGGACGACCCTGACCTTTATAGCGTCTCTTTTTTTGTTGACGTTTTTCGTGTTTGTTTTTATTTTTTTTATGTTGACCAGGTCCTCTTTTTTTAGGTTTATCTCTGGGTACAAAATGTGTAAATTTTTGTTTAGCCATTCTCCTGGGATCTGTCTATTTGAGCATAACTAACCACACCTTGAATTTTACTACTGCCTGTAGCTGCCTGTACAGTTATTGCATCACCTGCTTCAAGATTTAAACCTTGTGGGGTAGCATTAACTTGAGATTTAGCTGCAACATCATCCCTAAAAAATTCATACTCAGTATTTGAGTCTGAAGAATCTACAAAGTTCATGTTAACTAAGATAGCTGATGAAGCATCATTGTTAGCACAATAAACACTTTTTACTATAACGGTTGCATCATTAGGACATGTGAACACTGTTGTTTTACCAGTTCCAGTTTGTTTATATCCTTGATTTTTATATTGTATAGTCATGATAAAAAATAGTTAAATGCATCTTGTTCATTTTTTAATTCTTGTTGATAAGATGTATTTAATTTATCTTTAAGGGTTTGTAAAGACTGAGCTACTTGTCTTTGATTTTCCTCAGTATAAGTAGGTGTAGGTTCAGGTATTAATAGATCAACTCTAGCCATTATCCCCTCATACCATCTGGTTGTACATCAACTCTAAATGTACCATATCTCCAATTCTGATCGGTAGAAGTATTTGCTACTTTTACACTTGCAAATCTAGATCTTGCTCTTGTGTCAACTTTATCAGTTGTTGAATTGATAGTAAAAGGACCCAAAGGAGAAGACTGTGCATTTACTGCAGGATAGGCTCTTAAATTTAAAGTAACTTGTGCATCACCGGTTAACACTTTAAAATCTGGTATAAATCTTCTTATGCTCATAAAAAATTGTCCATCTCCACCTGAAGATAAATCAAAATCTCCTGATGTAATAAATGCAGGTATCGCTGTTTTATTACCAAGAGCATCAACTTCGTTATTACCAACTTCGTGTGCATAATATGTAGAAGCACCATTTATGTTTGTTGCTCCTTGAATTGTTGGGAATGAAGGCACATCTGTAGTAATAAATTCAGTCGCATAAGGATTATCATATAATGTTGCGTCAGCCCAAGAAGTTCTAGCTAATGATCCTGTAGTCCAAGTGTTTTCAGTATAGTTGTAAGTTACAACTCTATCTACTTGTTCTTGTCCATTTTTTGCATAGAACCAAGTTATCTCTTCATATAAATGATTTAGTCCAGCATATACTTGTTCTCCTGCTGTATAATTAATTCCTAAATTATCTCCTTTAGTTGTAAATACAAAATCCTCAACTAAACATGGCAATGATTTTACTGTACCATCATAAACAAAAAAACCACCTGCTTGACCCATCCAAAAAACTTTACCATTAACATACTTAATAGCATGTTGACCAATTAGACCACAATTAGAACCAACCTGTCTTATAGAAAATGTAAACGGTGGTCCAACAAATTGCATTATATAAGCAGAAGTATCCGTAAGTATTAGAATATAATCTTTAGCTTTTGCAGCTCCTACAATTTTTACACCTGAGTCTAATCTAAAAGTACCTGCAGTATTTGTTGATGTCGGTGTATAATCTGATAAATTTTCTTGGTCTGAAAATCTTATAAACATTTTGTCTTGTGTGCTTTCAGTTCCAATAGTTGTTTCAGTTCCAAGAATAATAAGATGTCTATCTCTTTCTGATACTATTGACATAACAGAAGTGGTTGGAGCCCCCGTAATAGCTGTTGCTCTCGTTGTTAATGCAGGAGGGTTCGAACTAATTGCTTCCCATTTAAAAGTTTTTCCATTTTTAATAGTTGCAACAAGAGTGCTGCCAAAGTGATCTAATGACCATGAAGCAGGATCTAGTAATACTGTTGTAGATGTAGAGGCTTGTCCCCAAGCTGTAAAATATTCAACGGATGCACCATTTGAGTGTGCTGTTCTTGTACCTCCAGAACCTCTCGTAATACCTTCTAATATATTTCCTGTTATATTTGTGTAAGAAATAAACTCAGTTCCAACCTTTATACTGCCACTTGTCGGAAAGCCGAGAGCCGAGGTCACTGTTATTTCAGTTGCAGATCCATTGTTACCTTGAGTGTCATCAGCTAGTGCTCCATTTAAAGTTGTAACAAGTCCAGATTGGCCACCCCAAGAGGATGTTCCCCAACCATAACCAGCAGTTTGGTTCAATGGTCCTACTTCAACATAAGGGTTAATTGTAGCTGATCCACTAGCAGCTACCGATGTGCCTGCTGCCGAAGCCATTGTTATTGTAAATGTATCAACAGTAGCAGTAACTACTTGAAACGTATTTGTTTCAAAATCTGAAGCCACATATCCTGCTCCAGTGGGAGGTGTTACAGATGTAAATGTAAATAAATCTCCCTCAGTTAATCCATGACCAATTTTATTTACAGTAACAGTTGCACTTGTGTTCACTGTTGTAAAAGTAGCACCAGTTATTGGAGTATCTAAAGGGGTAATATCGTAGTAAGCTCCTTCAAAATAAATTACTAAAACTTTATTTGAACCTAAAGCTACATATTTTCTACCATCAAGATCAGCCCAAATAAGCTGCTCTCTAATAGCACCCACTACTTTTTTATCAATAATCTCTTCCCAACCACCTATTTTTTCAGGTAGTCCGTATCTAAATCTAACAAAATCACCATCAACCCACTGACCTTCAGCTCCAGTAGCAGTGACCTGTTTGTTAAATCCTGGTTGTATCTGTATGTTAGCTAATGGCATGCCAGATTATAGCATAAAACCTTATCTTCTTAAACCTATTCTAAGTCGTTTGTCATACTTCCAATCTTTATGTGGACCATCTTGAGCAACGTAGTGCATAAATACTTGACTGTATTGGTCACCTTTATAAGGACCTTCTCTGTAATGTTCCCAATCAATTCCTTTATATACAATAGCTTCACCAGGTTTTAATTCAAAGCACTTACCATCTGCGCACATTTTCCATGGCACATTATCAGATCCTAAATGTAATGTAACTGAGTATTCACAAGAAGGTCTATCTCTATGTTTTTTTAATTCTGATCCATTTACATACATTCTGTAAAATGAATATGTAGGCCATAATTTAATACCACAAATTTCTTCCATACGTTTCCATTTTTGTACTAACAAAATCTCTGTGGCTGGATCTGCATAATGTGATGCATCAAAATTAGTTACAACGTCATCAGCCATAGACAACCCGCCTGCGTTATTCCTTAAATTTAATTTTGCATAACTATGAAAGAAAAAAGCCTCATCAGGTGTTATAAAATCTTTTATAAGTATTGGTGTTTTTAATTTATCCATGATACTAAACTATATCTTACTCCCTTTGTAACCGGTTTTACTCCATGAGGATACATAAAACCACTTGGCCACATAACGCATCTGTTTGGTTGAAGTTCAATCTTACCAATACCAGGAAAGTGTAATTCACCACCCTCATAATCATTATTTAAAAAATATATAAAACTTAACCTTCTTGGATATATTAGACTTGCATCAACATGTGGTTTATAATTACCACCAACATTATATCTTAAGATCTCAAGTTGAGAAACGTTACAATCATGAAATTCTATACCAGTATCTTGAACATATTTTCTTACTATTTGCAAAACTACTTCATGAAAAAAATATGTGTAGTGAACATTAGTCATGGAGTTATGATGAGTACATAAAGGTAAACAATCAACAACTCTAAATGACTTATCAAGTTTACCACCATCACCTGTATCTCCTATTTTTCCTGCTTCCCAATAATTAGGTTGAACTGTATTAAGCCATACTAATAACTTTTGTAATTTTTGGATTGGTATAACATTGTCATAAACTTTAACAAATTTAGATAAGTCTGTTTGTTTTTGGTCTAAAATTATTTTGTTATTTTTTTGTTCCATACACTTCTTATAAATTTATATCTTATTGTAGAGATTTTAAAATCCTTTTCATCTATTTCTTTTTTGGTAATTGGTTTTATTTCCATTTTCCATTTTTCTCTTTTGAAAGGTATTACTTGCGCATAAGGTGTGCCCTTTTTAATAGTGCCTTCATATCCATTTTTGTATTTCCAACCATTAAATACTGAAGGTAATTGTACTCTATGAGAATGCATATCAGTATCTACTATACCTGCTAATATCTCAAATCTATCATCATTGTTATTTAATATTGGTAAAAATAAGCATGAATAACCTTTTGGTGTTTCAATAAACCATGGGTTTTCAAATTTAAAAAAATTATTTGATAAATTTCTTTCTTTGAGAGGAGAGCCATGTAATTGTTTGAAAGGGTGAAAAGACGCTTCAGCTCCTATACCTAAATAATTCCATTGTGATTGTAAAAATGGAGGAGCCATTGAAAAACCTGTTTGAATTTTATATTCCCATTTATCTTCATCATTCTCTGGGTTTTCTTTAGGTTTCATATCCACATAATAGTCTTGTGGAGTTTTAAGAATGTATCCAGTTGTCAGAGTATCCATAAAAGGTAAACAACCTTTAACTGTAAAATTACCTATTTTATGTTCTAATTTTTTATACCACTCAGGAACATTTACAGATACAGGTTCTGGTTTGACATCCGACCATTCAATGTATTCATTGAGTGCCCTAAAGACAATCTTGTTCTCAAACATATAGGGTATGTATATACTAAATAAAAGATAGTTCTAGTGAATTATACTGGAATTTCCATATAACTTACAGCAGATCCAAATCTTGCCTCCATATATGAATAAAAAGAATCCATTGGAAAAGATGGGTTATCACTTAACGCACCACCATCTGCTTCAGCTTTCACAGTTTCTATGTTTGTAAGATGTGCTTGATATCTAGTGTTGTGTGGTTGATCAACTTCATCATTGTGGAATCGTAAATGATCTTCTATTTTTGACTTACATCTCTCAAGTTCATGTTTAAAAATTTCAAGATTTGCAACTGCGTCAGGTCTATCAGTATATGTTACTGAATTATGTCTTGATTCAAAATCAATTACTTTTTGACCTCTAACTAAAGCGTTAAAATCTTCATCTGAAATTTCAGTAGCTTGTGCTCCTGTTTCGTGTTTTAAAGCATAATCTCTTGCTGCATCATCTTTACAAAAAACAATAGGACTTATTCCTTCATAGTTCCAAATTATTGCTGCCATTAGAATCCACCTCCATTTTTCTCCCAGAAGAACATATAACCTGGTCCTCCATTTTGTGCACCTTGGTTAGGGCTTCCACCTGGACCACCAATAGTTTTTGCTAATTGGAAGAAACCAGAGTTTGCAGCTGGGAATGAATTTGATAAAGCATCTGTGTTTACACCCTGTGCTTTAATAACTGGGAATACAACTTTTAAATCAAATAAATTTGTTTGACTAAATGAGTTAGCATTTGGATCTAATCCTGATAAACCACCAACAGCTGGTTGGTTAGGAAAAGGAGAGAAAGGTGATCCTCTACTTCCTGCATCACCACCGTTTGGTCCACCATTTCCACCGCCACCAATTGTAACGTTTGCAAATTGTGTAGATCCTCCACCGCCACCGATGTTAACTGTTTCTCCAGATAATCCTCCTGGAACAGATACTGCGAAGAAACCAACTCCACCATTTCCACCTGGGCCTCCTGGTCTTACTGGATCATTTCTAGTACCACCATTTCCTGCTCCACCACCTGCATAACCAATTCCAGCTGTTACGCCTGGAGTTAATGGTGAGTAAGTTGTTGATACAGGTCCTGGACTTGCGATAGCGAGTGTGTAATCAAAAGAGTCTCCACCTGCCGCGGCACCTGAAGATGCTGCAGTTAATCTTCCTTGAGCATCAACAGTAAATCCTGCATTTGTGTATGAACCTGCAGTTACAGCAGTGTTTGCTAATTTGTCTGCAGTAATATTATCGTCTGCAACTTTAGCTGTGGTTACTGCATCATCCGCAATTTTAGCCGTGGTTACTGCACTAGCATTTATCGCAGCCGTTACTACTGCATTGTCTGAAAGATTAGCAGCTAATACTGCATCATCCGCAATTTTTGCAGCCGTGATTGCATCGTTATCAATTTGTGCAGTTCCAATAGTACCACCTAAAGTATTTAAAGCGATCTCATTTAAATTTGTTCCGTCTGTGTAAGCTGCAACTATTTTTGCTTCGCCTACGGCAAAACCAGTTCCACTTGCAGTTTTAATTGTAAGGTTTGTTACTCCTGTTACTGCAGAGCAATCAAAAATATAAAATTTTTCTATTGTGTCTGGAACAGTTACTACTGAAGCACCTGTAAGAGTTCCTGTAAATTTAATAACCATGTTACGAGCATTTGATAAAGCTCCGTCTGACATAGCTAATGCTACAGTTCCACCATTGTTAAGTGCTACTGCTTCATAACCTGCAACAGCTTGTTGAATTAATTTTAAATTATCGTTTGTTTTATCACCCCATGTACCAGCGTTCTCACCGGTTACCATCAATTCTAGTTTGAGGTCTGCTG